TGTAGGTGGCGCCTCTGGTGGCGCCTCTGGTGGCGCTGTAGGTGGCGTCTGTGGTGGCGTCTGCGGTGGCGCTGTAGGTGGCGCTGTCGGTGGCGCTGTCGGTGGCGCTGTAGGTGGCGTCTGCGGTGGCGCCTCTGGTGGCGCTGTAGGTGGCGCTGTCGGTGGCGCTGT